CAAAGAGTTTTTCAACAGAAAATGGATGAACTCTTTGAAGAACCATCAACTTACGAGGACGAAGAAGATGACTAAAACACTTTTTGTATTATCCTTAATATATTTTTCTACAATTAGTTTGTGGATTTATTGGGGACTTAATTATGCATATGTCAAATAAACAAAGATACAATTTTGCAATGTCTTCTTTTGTGAGAATGTATGGGCACAATATTGTAAACAATATAGATATTAAACAGTTTTGCAAAGAATGGTCTATTTGGAATGTTAACGCCCCTTTACAAGGACTTGACGAAGTTGACCAATACATGTATTATGAATACAAGAACTGGAGAGGAAGATGATTTTCCACTTGGTTGAAACCCTAGCAGCAAGTCCTTTCTTTCTTTTTCTTTGTGGAATGGGATTGACAGTTGTACCTTTTGCTGGTATTATGTACATACACAAAAACAAGTAACGGGGTGTAGCGCAGCTTGGTAGCGCATCTGCTTTGGGAGCAGAGGGTCGCAGGTTCGAATCCTGTCACCCCGACTCATAAAACTTCACTTTATGAAAATGTATCCAGAACTTTCAGATCTCCAAAAATTTACGGTTGAAGAGTTTCAAGCAGATTTTGACAATCTAATACAAAGAGTAGAAAATGGTGAATCGTTTATTATTACTGATGGAGAAAGAAGCGCAGTGATTGTTCCATACAACGAAACCATAAAGTTTGCAGTAGAATCTGATGTGGACGACGATGTGATACGAATACACACCGACCACGAAGAAGGTTCTTGACAAAGCGTTCCAGATCCGCTATTATAGATCTGGATTCAGGGGAGTATAGCTTAATGGTTAGAGCGGGCTCCTTATAAGGGCTTAGTCTGGGTTCAACTCCCAGTATTCCCATTACATAATTTTTATAAATAATTATGTATATATTCATAACACCAATATGTTTACTTTAATATCTACCTGTCATAATTGTGGTTGTGATATATTAAATGAAAGAGTCACAAAAGGACGACTAAAAAAATGGTGTAGCAATGCTTGTAGACAAAGATGGCGTTATAAAAACGACACAAACTATAAACCTAAACAAGTACAAAGAAACACTTACGAAAGACAAAAAAGAGTTTCTTATGAAAGAAAATGGGAAGCAATTCAAAATAAAGGTGGAAAATGTCAACAGTGTGGTGAAAACAGACCAGCAATGCTGTGCTTTCATCATAGAGATCCATCACAAAAAGAACTAAATCTTGATGCTAGAAGATTTGGAAATACAAAGTATGAAACTCTAAAAGAAGAAATAGACAAGTGTGATCTTTTATGTCATAATTGTCATCAAGAACTCCATAATGGAAATTCTTGGAATCAATTTTTACAAACGCTCGTCTAGCAATCTGTCGAATGCAGCGTTCTCATAAAGCGCCGAAGAGGGGTTAGATTCCCCTGACGAGCATAGGACAGAAACTCTACTGTCCACCTTGACTTCTTCAAGTCAACCCCTTATAATACTAAGGTCAACATTCAAAACAATGACTCTCACAGCAAAATTCAAGAAAGACATCCAAACTCTTCGTGGAGCAGCAAACGGTGACTTCTACCTTGATGTAAAGAATCCGAAACTCTACAAAAAGGTTCGTCGGTACTATGAGAACGAAGGTGTAGTATTCTCTGGTGATCCTCTAGATGACTATGAAATGCTTATGGAATATGTTCTTGCTGATCTCGAATCTGTAGAGGTGGCATGAAGACAAAAGTTCTTCTTGAACGAGAAGGATATCGCTTTATTGAGGCGGGTATCCTTGAAATCAACGGTAAACCTGATTACCGTATGCAAAAACAAAACGAGTATACCAAACGCTGGAATGACATTTATCTTTTTGATAATGTTTTACAATGTTCTACTGCAATGGAAGATATTGAATATGCGAAATGGTTAGATCCAGATCGTGTTCCTTGTTATGTGAGAGATGATGATGAGTAAATAGTCACGGATGGACTTTAACAGCACTGGTCGGGAGCAAAACCCCTTATGTCTAAATCTGATTTGCTTCGGTGGATTGGAAACATTCTCCTTATAATTGGTTATCAAACTATGTTGTGGGGAGAATTTAAATACGGTTTAATGATAAAAGTTATTGGGGGACTACTCACAATACCTTTTGCTATTAAACTAAAACTTTGGGATGTATTATTCTTATGTGCATTCTTTGGTATTACCGAGATATCAAAGTTAACCCAACTTTTCTTAGTTTCTCAAAACTAAGTGGTGGAGTCAAATGACCCCTATGAGTTTCTTGCTTCTCTCAAGAGCAAGTGGTGCGGATGGGGAATTCTTTCTCCGCCTGGTTTCCAATTTCCAGTCAAAGAATTGGTGGCGAGCCTGAATTTTCAAAAGAGGGGTTTACATAACCCCTCTTTTTTTGTATAATATATACTAAGAGAAATTTATTGATCTATGAGTGATTATAAGAAAACTGCACTTGTATTAGGTGCTGGTGGATTCATTGGAAGTCACATGGTAAAGAGATTAAAGTCTGAGGGATATTGGGTCCGTGGAGTTGATATTAAGTATCCCGAGTTTTCAATTTCCGAAGCAGATGAATTTGTTTTGGGAGACTTGAGGGACATGGGTTTTGTTCGATGTACCCTTGAATTCAAAGGCGAACAGGGTAATTTTTATAATTCAGTCCCTTATCGTTACATTCGCCCTTTCCATGAGATTTATCAGTTTGCTGCAGATATGGGTGGTGCTGGATTTGTTTTCACTGGCGAAAATGATGCAGACATCATGCATAACTCTGCAACCATTAATCTTAATGTTCTTGAAGCACAGCGTCAGTTTAATGAAACTTTTAATGGTGTAGATAATGGTACTGAATGTGTTCGACCTGTTCTAGACTATCAGACTAAAATCTTTTATTCTAGTTCTGCTTGCATGTATCCAGAACATAATCAACTTGATCCCAATAATCCAGATTGCCGTGAAGAATCAGCATATCCCGCAGCACCAGATTCTGAATATGGTTGGGAAAAACTCTTCTCAGAGCGGTTGTTTTTCGCTTATTCTCGTAATCACGGGATCCCTGTTCGGGTTGCTCGGTATCATAATATCTTTGGACCTGAAGGAACCTGGGAAGGGGGAAGGGAAAAATCTCCTGCAGCAATTTGCCGTAAAGTTGCCTACCTTTCAGAGGAAGGTGGAACTATCGAGGTGTGGGGAGACGGGTTACAAACTCGTTCCTTCTTGTATATTGATGAATGTATCGAAGCAACCCGCAGATTGATGGATAGTGATTTTATTGGACCTGTGAATATTGGTTCTGAAGAAATGGTTACTATTAATCAACTAGTAGATACTGCTGCTAAAGTCGCAGGTAAAGTTGTAGAAAAAAATCATATTGATGGTCCTCTAGGTGTTCGTGGTCGAAATTCTAACAATGATCTTATTCGCGAAAAACTAGGTTGGGATTACTCTCAAACTCTTGAAGAGGGTATTCGTAAAACTTATAACTGGATTAAAACTCAAATTGAATTAAAATGAAGTTACGACATTGTAAATATACTGCATCTACTGGGGGGTGCAGTTCGATTAATCATCCAGAAATGAATCAGCTGGATTGCATGTGGAACTGTGGGTTTTATTCTAATCAAACACAAGCATTTCTTTCTCTCTTAATCTTATTAAGTCATGGTATAGAACCTGATGTAATTAATTATTCAATGGGATTCAAGAGATTCAAAAAAGATGAGAATCGTGATATTTTCCCAGATTTTTATAAAATTGATTTTAATAAAAAAGTAAAGTTGTTTAAAAAAGTTGCTTTGCCTGACGAAAATAAAAAGCAATTTGGACTTTATGATTTTGAATATTATAATCAAGTAATTAATAAGTTTTTTAATCCAAGTGATTTAATTTTGGAAAGAAAAAATTTTTTAATGCAAAAATATAATATTAATCCTACAGAAACAATTTCTGTTCTTTATAGAGGAACTGATAAGTGGACTGAAGTTCGTTTATCGCATCCTTCAAATTATTTGATAGCGGTTAAGCAACTTTTACAAGCAACTTCTGCTAAAAAAGTTTTAGTTCAAAGTGATCAGACACAAGTTATAGATTATTTTAAAAATGAACTTGGAGATATGGTTATTCACTTTGAAGAAACTCCTTCGACTTACGGTACAGATGCAATGAACACTGTAATGGAGAACGAAGGGAAAGATACTATGGATTGGATGCAGTGGTTTGATTCTGCACTTAGGTGTGTTTCTGAATGTTCATATGTCGTCAATCATACGGGCAATTGTGGTTTATGGATGAATCTTTATCGAGGAAGTGTCAATAATGTTTTTCAATTTGATGAATTTGGTAATCTAAACTAATATGCAAAAATATTCTGATTTAGTTTTTCATCATCATACTGGACTTGGTGATCATTTCATTTGTAATGCAATTGTTCATGAATATGTAAAAATGACCGATCGTTTGCATATCCCTACTCATCATAGGTATTTTGAAACTTTAGAATGTTTGTATAGTGATTATCCAAATATTATTGTTCATTCTTTTCATGATGATTGGGCAACTCTTGAAAGAGAAATGTTTCCTTGGGCTCAACAGATGGGATACCCAATTATAAGACTTGGGTTTGAGAACTTAAATTATCGAGAAATGATGAGGAAAAATACTCCAAGAGGAGAAGGTGAAGCATATCCAGAAAAGTTTGCTCCAAACTTTGAAAGACAGTTTTATGAACAAGCAAATATGTTTTATAAAGATAGATATGAAAAGTTTGTTTTGCCTAAAAAAATTCCTGATGTTGATGAAGTCTATGAAAAATTAGTTGGTGATAATAATGACTACATTGTAGTTCATAAAAATTCAAGTTTTAGAAATGAATATCCCATAGAAATTTCATCTTGGAGACCTGATGAAAAAATTCCAAGCAAAGTAATTGAAATTAAAAAGGGGCAAACTAATAATGTTCTTTCTTATATGAAACTAATTGAAAATGCAAGAGAGATACATTGTGTAAACAGTGGATTTTTTCATCTTGTTGATAGTGTATGTACTAAAATTAATGCCAAACTTTTTTATCATGATATTCGATATAACACTATGCAGCAAATAAATTGTTTAGCAACAGGATTTAATCGCTGGAACATAGTTAGATACTCTCATTTAATGTAATGAAAAAAAATTTAATTCTTCATCATCATCCTGGTTTGGGTGATCATTTTCTTTGTAATGGTATGGTGCATCATTATGCACAAAAGTATGAGACTTTATATTTACCATGCAGAAAAAAGTTTTATAACACAATAGATTGTCTCTATCAAGATTTCCCAAATATTATTCCAAAAGCATTTGATAATGATTGGGATAATCTTGAAAAAGAAGTTTCTGATTGGTCTTCTGAAACTAAATTTGATTACCTTAAAATAGGTTATGATAAAGTCATTTATACTTATCTGGAAAGAGAACAATGCCCCCCAAAATGGGTTGGAATAAATTTTGAGAGACAGTTTTATGAACAAGCAGAAGTTCTTTATTCGGAAAGATATAGTAATTTCAAATTACCAAAACAAATAAAGGGAGCGGATGATCTTTACGAAAAAGTAGTTGGGAATGTAAAAAATTATATTCTTGTACACGATTCATCAAGTGCAAGCGATGAATATGAATTTGATATGTTTGGTTGGAGAAATGGCAAAAACTCTGACTTGACAATCATAAAAATAAAAGATAATATAACAGATAATCTATTAGATTGGATTAAAGTCATTGAAAATGCTACAGAGATTCATGTTTCCCCAAGTTCTGTATTTTGTCTAGTTGATTCTTTACCTTTAGACTTAAAAGCAGATCTTTATTTTCATGATCTAAGAGCTGATAATGGATTGCTGTTGGTAAATTCCCATTTAAATGATAATCGTTGGGTTATCGTTGAATATGATCAAAAAATATGAAAAACTATCAAAAAGATGATAATGGCGTAATAAAACAGATTATATGCAAACCAATTACATATGATCAAAAATATGTCGATACTAGATATAACTCTTATGGCGAATTGACAAACTATATGTCTTATCTAAGACTTGGATTTGTTATAGGTTCTCTAGGTAAAGTTCCAAATTCTATTCTTGATGTTGGATACGGGAATGGAAGTTTTTTAAAAACATGTAGTGAAATAATTCCAAATTGTTTTGGGTATGATGTTAGTGGTGTTAATTTGCCAAGTAAAATTAAAACTGTAGATAATATCTTTGATAGTCATTATGATGTCATTAGTTTCTTTGATTCTTTAGAACATTTTGATGATATTTACTTTTTAGATAAACTGCAGTGTGATTATATTTGTATAAGTGTTCCTTGGTGTCATAATTTTAATGATGAATGGTTTGAAAATTGGAAGCATAGAAGACCAGATGAACACCTCTGGCATTTTGATGAAAAATCTTTGAGGAGTTTTGTTGAGTCTCAAAATTATGAATATGTTAACCATACAAATATTGAAGACTCTATTCGTAAGACCGAGCATTCATATCCAAATATACTTACATCTATCTTCAAAAAAATAAAATGAAAAAGATTGCAGTTTCTACATGGTGTACTGATGACTATGCACCTTATCTAAGACCAGATAAGTTGCAAAAACTCATCAATCATTTTCATCCGGAGATAGACTTTCATATTTTTGGGACAGAGGATACAAAAAATATAACAAAAGAATATCCTTGGCTTGGTGCAGAAAATGTTAGGTTTTCTGATTGGATGATGGTCGTGACATGTCTTCCTTTAGTTGAAGATTATGATATGGTAATTCATATTGATGCAGACTCTTTTTGTATTGGTAGTCTTGATAAAGTTATTGATTCAAATGCAGAATTGATAGGAGTTAGAAACAATAACTTCTTTGGTAAAGCAGGATCAGCACAACCTTGTGTAAGTCCTTTTTATGAACCATATGGCGATGGTGGAATGATAGGTGTAAATGAGTTTCTTAATGCGGGATTTATTGCTTCAAATGATAAGCAATTTTGGTATGAGTGGAGAGACTTTAATAAGTTTGTTGCTGAGCAAAGTGATGGAAGAACTTTTACCTATAAACCATGGCCCTTAATTCGTAATGAACAAGATACTTGGAATCATATATTTCATGCAAAAGATAAGTATACAAGTGAAATAATTGATAGAGAGGGAAGTGGTGTAACTTATGGTATAGTTAATCAGTGGGGAGAAAAAGATCATTGTGAGAGTTGGAAAAATCTTTACATAAAAGACAACTCTGTTTATATTGATCACCCAATTACGGGAGAACCATTGAGAACAAGCATACTTCATGCCGCTGGAGTAGGTACAATGGAAACTATTAAACAATATGGTGACCATTATAACTGGTTATATGGTATAATTAAATCAGAAGTACGCGATTACATTCAAACAATTTTAGGAGAATAAAATGTCTGTTATTTTGAAAACAATTAAAGATCTTGAAACATATGATCTTTCCAAATCTAAAAAGTTTTTGGAGCACCATAATACACCTCATTCAAAAACAATTGCAATTCTTGATCAATTTGAGGATGGTTTTTATTCATTTCTTGAGGACAATGAAGATGTTGTAATGGTTGATCTTGGTGCTAATATTGGATTGTTTTCTCTTTATATGAGTTCTATCTGTAAAGAAGTATATGCAGTAGAACCAACTCCATCTCATATTGAAATTATGGGAGATATTTTAAAAAGTCTTAAGGTAAAAAATATTTTTCCACATCAAGTTGCTATTCATACTAAAAATGGAGAAGAAGAGTTTCAGTTGAATAGTAGCAATTCGACTATGAATTCTTTTCTTCGTCATGGTATTGATCCTGGTGGCACTGATAGTGTCATGGTTCCTACTACAACTCTTGCCGATTTTATTAAAAATACTGTGAAAAAGAGAGTGAATTTTGTAAAGATGGACATTGAAGGATTTGAAAATGTAGTTGTGCATGATCCATCATTCGAAGACGCTATTAAAGAAATTGATGCAATCTATGTTGAGGTTCATGATTTTGAGGGTGTTGGTAAGATGGAAGAGAATGTGAATAAAGTTATTGAAAGACTTGAATCACTTGGTAAAAAGACAATGAAACTTACTTATGATGGAGTTCTTGGTTATGACGGATGAAAAACTGACTAGGAGACTTCTTGATATCTGTTATGAAAAGCAACTTCATCATCTAGGAAGTTACTTTTCTTGTCTTGACCTAATTGATAAGATCTATAGTGAAATGAATGAAGATGATATTTTTATTCTTTCAAATGGTCACGCAGTAGTGTCTTTATATGTTGTTCTTGAAAAGTACTTTGGATTTAATGCTGAAGAACTTCTAGAAAAATATGGAGAGCATCCAAAAAGAGATGAGACTGTAAAACTTCATTGCTCAACAGGAAGTCTTGGAATGGGCATTACAGTTGCTGTTGGAAGAGCACTTGCAAATCCTAATCGTAATGTTTACTGTATGATTTCTGATGGCGAATCAGCAGAAGGTTCTGTGTGGGAAGCACTTCGTTTTGCTTATGAGAACAATCTTCACAATCTCAAGATTTATGTGAACGCAAATGGATGGGCTGCTTATGATGCTGTTGACTTAGACTATCTTGAAAATAGGATTAAAGCATTTAATCCATATGTAAACTTTGTAAGGACAACAGTAAATCATTATGGTTTAGAAGGTCTTCATGCACATTATACAAACTTTAGTGAGGAACAATATCAATCTGCTTTGGAGGCACTATGAGAAGAACTTTTAGAGATTTACTAACTAGTGAAATGAGAGAGAATGAAAATATCTCTCTTTTGGTTGGTGATGTTGGATATGGATTATTTGATGATTTGAGAAAAGAGTTTCCGAATAGAGTTATTAATCCTGGTGCTTCTGAACAACTTATGATCGGTATGGCAGTTGGTATGGCAATGGAAGGTATTATTCCTGTTGTTTACTCTATTACTCCATTTGTTCTTTATCGTCCATTTGAGTTTATTCGCAACTATGTAAACCACGAGAATATCCCTGTTAAACTTGTGGGAAGTGGTAGAGATGATGACTATGGAGTTTGTGGATTTTCTCACTATGCTTGTGAAGACCAACAAGTTCTTTCTTTGTTTCCAAACATAAAAACTTTTAGACCAAAGGATAAAGAAGACATTAATATTAAAGAATTTCTGTATGGTTCTTCTCCTTCCTATATTAACCTAAGTAGATGAATATTCTTTTTACTGGACATCGTGGATTTTTAGGGAGAGAAGTCATACCGCATCTTCTTAAAACTCATGATGTTTTTTATCCTGATGTTGATTATACAAATAAAGGTCTGGTTGATTTGTTTGTAAAGGAGAATAATATTGATTTTATTCTCCACGCTGCAATTAAAGGTGGTCGTAGAATTCGTCAGGATATTCCTGACGATTTTTATGTAAATATGAAAATGTTTGAAAACCTTGCAGCACAAAAAGTTCCAATGATTAATTTTTGTAGTGGTGCTGCATTTGGTAGACAAAAAGACATTTATCTTGCAAAAGAAAATCAAGTGGGAGAAATAATTCCTGAAGATTATTATGGTTTTGCAAAGTGTCTTATATCACAAAGATGTCGTCAATTGGATCATGTTTATAACTTGAGGTTCTTTAATGTATTTGGACCAGAAACTCCAGATAATATGTTTACCTCTGTGAATATAAAAAATTATATCCTTAAGAAAGAAATTGTTATTTTTAAGGATAAGTTTATGGACTTTTTTGGAATAGAAGATACAAAAAAAGTTATTGATTTATATCTTGAATTGAGAAAAGATTTACCAAAGGAAGTTAATTTAGTTTATGAAACAAAAACGAAATTGTCTGATGTTTCTAGGATTATAAACAGTCTATCGGAATATAAAGTTCCCGTAACTGTTTTGGAAGAAGGGATGGACAAGTCGTATTGTGGTTCTGGTGAATTGTTAAAAACTTTTGGAATAAAGTTTAGTGGATTAGAAAAAGAGATTAAAAACTGTTATGAACATTTTTGTAAACGGAACATTTGATATTCTACATAGAGGTCACCTTGAACTTTTGAATTATGCAAAAAGTCTTGGTGATTATTTGTGTGTTGGTATTGATACTGATGAAAGAGTAAAAGAAAAGAAGGGTTCAACAAGACCCATACATAATCAAGATGAAAGGAAATTTTTTCTAGAAAATCTAAAGGCAGTGGATGAGGTAAAACTGTTTTCTAGCGATGAAGAACTTGAGGGTTTGGTAAAATCCTTTAAACCTGATATAATGGTTGTTGGTTCTGACTGGAAAGGTAAGTCTGTAATAGGTTCTTATTATGCTGCTGAATTAATATTCTTTGATAGGATAGGAGATTATGCCACAACAAAAACCATACAAGATATTATTAATCGGAGATAGTTGCGTCGATGAATATGTCTATGGAACTTGTGAAAGATTAAATCCAGAAGCACCAGTGCCAATTCTTAAGTTTCATAGAAAAGAAAGTAAGAATGGGATGGCGTGGAATGTTAGAGATAATCTCCAAGCATTCGGTATGGAAGTTTATATGCTAACCAATAAAGAAAAAATTTATAAAACAAGATATATTGATGAAAAATATAATCATCAAATTCTTCGCGTAGATATTGAGGATCCTTTATCTCCAATGGAATATGAAATACCAAATGAAAAATATGATGCATTGGTTATTTCTGATTATGACAAAGGATTTATTACTCAACAAAAATTATTTGAAGTAGTTTTTAACTCTAGAATTCCTGTTTTTGTTGATAGTAAAAAGACAATTCTCCCAGAGTCAAATTGTTTTATTAAGATTAATGATAATGAATCGAAACTCTTAAAAAGTAAACATGACAACATTATCATTACTAGAGGTTCTGGTGGAGCAGAATATGATGGTATAACTTACCCTGGAGAAAAAGTAAGTGTATTTGATGTTTGTGGCGCGGGAGACACCTTTTTATCTGCACTAGTTTACTTTTACCTAGAGTGTGGTACGATAGAAAAAGCAATACCTTACGCTAACAAGGCAGCTGCAATAGCAGTTCAAAACTTTGGGACTTATGTTTTAAGTGGAGATGACATTAATGAAATACGTTGTTGACATTGATGGAACTATTTGTGATAAATCTGATGGCGATAGTTATTCATCATCTACACCAAAAAGAGATAGGATAAAAGTAATCAATCAACTTTATGATGAAGGACATTACATTGTTTATCTTACTGCACGAGGTATGGGTAGATATGATAATAATGCACAACTAGCAGAGTCAGATTTGAGATATATAACAGAGTTACAACTTAAAGAATGGGGTTGTAAATATCACAAATTGTTTATGGGTAAACCTGCTGGTGATGTCTACATAGATGACAAAGGAATTAACGCAAATGAGTTCTTCGGAAATTAAATTTGTCCCTAAAGGATGGGGATTTGAAAAATGGATTGTCAATTCAGAAGAGTACTGTGGAAAACTTTTATATTTTGTTAAGGGTAAAAGATGCTCCTGGCATTTTCATAAATTGAAAGATGAAGTTTTCTATTTACAATCTGGAAAAATTTTGTTAAAATATTATGATGAAGATGATATTGCTTTAGCACATGAACTGACCCTGAATAAAGGAGATAAGTTTCATGTTTATCGTGGATTAAGACATCAAATGATTGCTCTTGAAGATACTGAACTTTTTGAATTTTCAACGCAACATTTTGATGAAGATAGTTATCGTGTAATTAAAGGAGATTGAAATGAGTTTTGAGATTAAGTTAGTTGAGGGAATGCATCGCGGATTTCTCTCAAACTATCTTACTATTTTGACAAGTTTTAGAACACTTGAGAATAAAGGAGTTGATCTTAATCAAGTCTGCGTTTCTCCATCAATGTTTATGTTGTATGGAACTCCAGATCATTGGTTTGATTCCTCTCGTGTATCTGATGATGCCAATAAAGCGTTTAATTCTCAAGATGGATGGGATTGTGACTATCCTTGGGCATCTTTTAGGGACTTTGATTTGGATAAGTACCGCAAGTACTTGCCTTATAATGAAAGAATGCAAGCAAAAATTGATAGTATTGCTAAAGAAAAATATAAAAATGCTTTGGGTGTTCACTATCGTGGAACTGATGGAGTTGGTCATACTGAATTTGTTGCTATTGAAAAATACTTAAAGGTAGCCAAAGAAGAGTTTAATTCTGGTGGATATGATTGTATATTTCTTACGACAGATCAAAGTAATGTAATTGACGAATTTAAAAATTATTTCCTAGATATCACAATTCATCATTATGATCATCAACGCACGATGAGTACTGCTGGTCTTCATTATTCTATTCAAGCAGAACCTAATAGTGCCGAAAGAATTCTTGCTGGTGATGAAGTTTTGATTGATGCAACTACCTTGTCAATGTGTAAAACAATTATTGGTAAGTCTTCAAACATTACAAACTATGCGCGTATTTTAAATCCTTATGTTGAGATTCTTTATCAGGATTTAAATACTAGCAATGATCATGGAGATCATGCGGATCTTAATGGTAGAGGTTACTTGGAAAGATTTCCTCAAATTAGAGTAAAGGATATTCAACCATTCATTTTTAATTGGAATCGTCAGTTTGAAAAAACTTGTGCCATTGAAGATGCACTGAAAGAAGTATTTGATGATGTTACTGTTATCAATAGTGATGATAATAATACTAGAGAAGGTTGGGTTAATCTTGGAGACTCTGCTTATTTTACATCTCAATTTACTAAAGCACTGGAACTCTTTAAAGATGATAAAAAAGTTTTACTTCATATCCAAGGAGATACTCAATATACTAATTGGAAACAACTTGTTGATGATGCAAGAAAGTATTATAATCTATATGAATGGGGAGTTTATGCTCCGGATGTAACTAACATTTGGTACACTCCAGATCAGACTGATATTGAAGGATTAGAATCTGAAGATTCTAATATTAAAATGGTTGCGTGTACTGATGAAACAGTATGGTTTATTCATAAAGATGTGATTGGTGATTTTTACAAGAGAGATCTTTTAAAGATTATGACTCCCGAGACTATGAAAATGGGGTGGGGTTGGGATCTTGTAATGAATGCAATTTCTTTTATTATGAAGAGACCAGTGATCAGAGATTATGATCATCAAATCCAACATGCACAAGGAACAAATTATAACAAAGATGAAGCTGGACAAGAAATGGCAAATTTATGGAATAATCTTCCAGATGATTTAAAAGAATGTATCGGTTATATTAAAGGAAATAGAGAAAACATTGTCAAGTATTTTCAGTGATGGATAAGAACAAATCAGTATTTAAACTTAAAGATCTTCCTAACATCTATTGGTTAAATTTAGATGCAGATACTCATCGTCGTGAGTATATGGAAAATCAATTTAAGTATTGGGAAATCGAAAATCATACACGCATTTCCGGTTATGATGGTAGGGTTGATGATGTATCTTCCCATTTAAAAGGAAGAATTCCTGATAATGTATCTCAGAATGAGTTGGGATGTTGTATGTCTCATCTCAAAGCAATTCGACATTTTTATGAAAATACAAATGATGAATATTGTTTAATTTTAGAAGATGATGTAAATCTTGATATTGCCAGATATTGGAATTTTACTTGGACAGAATTTTTCTCACTTCTTCCATATGATTGGGATTGCGTGCAATTAACTACAATTTGTACTGGAGATATTCATGTAAAATTGCACTTGAAATTTATTAATGATTTTTCCGCAGCAATTTACTTAATCAGTAGACATCATGCTGCAAAACTTATGAAGCATCATATTCGCGGTAGTAAATATAAACTTGATAATGGTGTAAAACCAAGAGCAGTTTCTGAAGATACAATTTTGGAAACCGGTAAAACATATACAATTCCTCTATTCTTGTATAACTTGGATATGGGATCTACAATCCATACAGATCATCTTAATATTTTTCATAAAGGTCCTCATGATGCATTGCTAAACTGGTGGCAACAATCTGGTGCAGATGTTGATATTCGAGAATATATGAATTATGATCCATATTTGGGTCGAATAACCGAAAACTCTGTTGCACAACAAAATACTTGACATGATCCCGAAGCAAATGTAAAATGTATCAAGTCTCGCACAATGAGACTAGTAAACTTTAAAATGGGTTGAACAAACTATGAAATCTATTATTCTTGCTACTACTACTGCTGTTTTTGCTGGTGGTTCAGCACTTGCTGGTGGTCTTGAAGGTTCCTATGTTGGTCCTGGTATTGCCGTAGGCACTGATGGTCAAGGTGCTGCAGCAACTATTGTTGGTCGTGTAGAGGCAGGTAATCTCCCTCTTTCTGTCCGTCCTCAAGTGACTATTAATAGCGAGGTTGAAGGTGCCATTGGCGCAACCTACGATCTCGCTGTTGCAGAAAACACCAATGTTTATCTGGGTGGTGGTGCTGCTTTTGGTGATGCTGGTATTCTTACCTTTGATAATGATACAGTTGGTTATATTCAAGCAGGTGCTGAAACTCAACTTGCGGAACATGCAGTTGTGTTTGCTGATGTGAAAGTTGCTCTGACTGATGGTACTTCCGTTGTTCCTACTGTTGGACTTGCTTGGAAGTTCTGATTTCCTAACAAAACTAAGTATAAATGACTACCAGGGGTGCTTGACACCCCTTTATTTTTGCTATATAATTGTGTAACAATTCGTAATAAACGAAAATGACCGTAACAAAAAACGAGTTTGGGCAAATGAATATGTTTGCCAAAGAACCCGCGATGTATATGACCAAAGAAGCCCTTGAGCGTTATGGTATCGAACCTTATGCAGAGAAAGCGGAGAAAATGAATGGACGCTGGGCTATGGTCGGCATTGTTGCTGGCGCTATTTCTTATGCTCTCACTGGGCACCTCTTCTTCGGAATCTTCTGAGGGTTGACAATGACTTCAACTATCTTTACAATAACATCCGTTGCCTTTTTTGTATTACTGGCAGCATCTGTTGAAAAAATTTGCGAGACTTACTAATGACCGTTTTTAATGTCACTCTCCAATCCCCTGATGGCACAGAAACCACTATTGAATGTGCTGATGACCAGTACATTCTTGAAGCAGCAGAAGAGGCAGGTGTTGACCTCCCTTCATCGTGTAAAGCAGGTGCTTGTAGTGCCTGCGCTGGAAAACTCATCTCTGGCACCGTTGACAACGAAGAACAATCGTTCCTTGATGATGATCAACAAGCAGAAGGTTGGGTTCTCACTTGCGTTGCTTATCCCACAAGTGATTGTGTGATCCTTACTGAACAGGAAGAAAATCTGTGAGTACTGCTGGTATGCTAGGGCAATTTGCTATTGCTCTTGAAACACTTGGATGGGATAAAGATGATGATATCTCAGTTGAAATTGGTGGTGTAGCAGTCACAGGAACTCCTACTAGTCCAGATGCAAATCCAAAATGGGCAAAACCATTTGGAACTGTATCTTACCAAAACGATGCTTTCATCGTCATTAAAAACAAATCAAGGAACCCAGTTGTTCCTTCACAACCAAATCCTGAACTTAAACAAAAACATTCTTATCAAGGAGAAAAACAATGAACGAACGCGCAGAACGCATTAATGGTTGGGCAGCAATGATTGGTATTGTTGCCGCAATGGGTTCTTATACCCTTACTGGTCAAATCATTCCTGGTGTATGGTGATGGAGGTTAAAATGCGTAAAGAACAATATCAAGTTCCTCAAGTTGAATTTGTATTTCGTGAGAACGGAGAGTTTGTAAATCGTACAACTGCAGAACTTTTCGATGGAAAGCGTGTGGTCCTGTTTAGTCTGCCTGGTGCTTTCACTCCTACTTGCAGTGCCTATCAGCTACCTGGATTCGAAGAGAAATACGACGACTTTGTTGGTAGTGGCATCGACGCTATTTACTGCATCTCTGTTAATGATGGGTTTGTGATGAATGCTTGGGCACAAGATCAGAACATCAAGAATGTAAAACTCATTCCAGACGGCAATGCATATTTCACACGCTCTATGGGAATGCTTGTCACTAAGTCTAACCTTGGTTTCGGTGATCGCTCTTGGCGTTATGCTGCAGTCGTGGATAACGGAATCATCGAAAAACTATTCGTTGAGGATGGGCAGCGGGATAATGCAGAAACCGACCCTTACGAAGCGACTACTCCAGAAGTGGTTCTTGATTATGTGAAATCTACGGTTCGAGAAACTGTTACTGCTTGAAAATAATCAAAGCGCCCAAAGGGGCGCTTTTTTTATAAATATTCTCAGTGTTTATAGAGATAATCCATGACCCTAGATCTTCATAACTTTTTTAAGTTTTATGATGATAGCAATTCAAATCATGTTGCAGCGGTCCAGTGGTTAGAAGATAATCTTCCCTCTCAGTTTTTAGATGATGCGGAAACTGATTGGATTGGAATTTTTAGAACTAAGCCCCCTACACCAGCAGTTCTAGCAGTTCCATACTTCAACCAAGTAGACAACTACAGAGATGCACATAGAACTTGCAACTCTTCATCGTGTGCTATGTGCCTTGCTTTCCTCAAGCCAGGCAGTATCAAAGGCGACGATGAATATGTTAAGAAAGTATTCGCAATTGGTGATACAACGGACCATGCCGTACAGACGAAGGTTCTGGCAGGTTATGGTGTTAAGTCACACTTTAGTTACAATTTATCTTTTGCTGATATCGATAAAAGTCTGGACGCTGGGAAGCCCGTTGTTATTGGCATACTCCATAGGGGTTCTCTTTCTGCACCTACTGGTGGGCACATGTGTGTTGTAATCGGCAAGACACCAGATGGAAAAGGGTACTATGTTAATGACCCATATGGATCACTAAATGATAATTACACTGGTCCTGTAACTAACGGAAAGAAAACCATTTATACTAAAGCAGTTCTTAAGCACCGTTGGTGTCCAGGAGGCAACGATGGATGGGGAAGAATCTTCGATTAATTTTAAAAGAAAGATGCTTAAGGTGATTAAAGATCTTACAAATAACGGAAAGCATTTAGAAGCAAACGAACTTTATCAACGGTATTTCGGAGACAACAATGGCAAGAATCGATCTTCATAACTTCTTCAAATTCTATGACGAGAAGAATCCTAATCATGTTAAAGCAGTTCAGTGGTTGGAAGATAATCTCCCAGTCAAATATCTAGAAGATAATATTGATTGGGCGGAGATTTACAGAGGAAAAAAGACTAGTGCTGCACCAGCATCCACTCCCGCTGCTGCAGCACCTGTAGTTGGTGGTGATGATGTTCCAATGATGGGACTCAAATTAATCAAAGAGTTTGAGGGATGTCATCTAAAAGCATATCCCGATCCTCTTACTGGAGGACTTCCAATCACGATTGGTTGGGGTTCAACCCGTAAGAAAGATGGTTCAGCGTTCCATATGGGAGATACACTCACTCAGGCGGAAGCAGATGAACTTTTAATTGAGCAGTGTAAGAAAGAGTTTCTTCCTGCATTAAGAAAAATCCCTTATTGGAGTGAAATGTCAGATGGAAAAAGAGGCGCTCTGCTCAGCTTTGCTTATAATCTTGGTGCCGGTTTTTACGGTGGTGATAACTTTAATACTATTACTAAACGCTTGAAGAATAAAGAATGGGACTTGGTTCCTGATGCGTTATTCCTCTATCGTAATCCTGGTTCAAATGTAGAAGCAGGACTTGCTCGTAGAAGAAAAGCAGAAGGTGAAGCTTGGAAAAAAGGTTAACCTCACACAAAGGAACAAATGGAAACACAAACTAAAAAGGAAAAGTGTATGAGTACTGTTATACGCATTGCGATTTTGGGTTGGTCTGCTGCTCTCCTTACTGCTAGTTATGCTGGTGCTCTATCTAAGATGGACCCCACTTTCATTGCTACTGTTTTCACCGCATCTGCTGCAACCTTTGGTATTAACACAATGAAGAAGGGTGGTGATGATGATGAAAAAAAGGATGAGACAAAAAGAGAAGAGGTTGTAGAATCTCTTCCTGAACTACCTACTCCCGAAGTTTCCGCATCGGAACCAACTCTTGAAGAAAGAGTAGAAGTTCTGGAAGGTCAAGTACAACCTCGCACAGGTGGAGCATAATGTCTAAGTCTGCAAATAAAGGTAAAAAAGGTTCTGGCGGTGCTGGATCTTCTAACAACAAAAAGCAAAACTCTGGTAATGCTAACGCTAAAAAAGCAAAGAATGGTGGAAAGAAAAAATGATTGAATTCATGACTTTGACTATTGTTGGTCATGTGTTAGTTGGACCTAACTTATGTCAAACTGATTTTTTAAGTGATAATCAAATTTACACATTTACATACCAATGCCAAGAGAATGGAACACTCCAAAACGAGAGTGTTGGAATGCTCCCATCCACCAAATACTCAAAGCTATAGATAATCACACCCGTCTTCACATGGAGACGGGTGATTTTTGGCATGAAGAGCAGGCCCAGATCTTGAGAAAGTATGTAAAAGATTTGAAAGTCTGGATACACAAAGAAGAAGGATGGTGGAACGAATGAAAAAGTTGTTCACCTCAGTTGGTTTAGTTTTATCCTTAGCATTTCCTGCTATTGCATCATCACTGGAACCAAAGCAACCAACAGTAAGACCTTATAGTGCAGAGGCAATGGGTTGCATGATTCTCCTAGAATGCACTGAGGGTATAGAGAAACTCACAGTGGATTCTGAACTACTAAAGAATCCAGATTTTGACCCGTTCAGAGAAGAACTAAAAAGAATTATTACTGCTCTTGATGGTGTAAATGTTCCTGTTTATGTTGCACCGGAAAGATACTTTACTCCAAGAACAGTAGGATTATATAAGCCAAACTATAATCGTTTCTTCGTGAATGAACAACTTCTCAAAGATCCTAGAGAGTTTCTGGGAACAATGAGACATGAAGGGTGGCACGCTGTACAAGATTGTATGGGTGGTGGACTACAAACTTCTTTTATGGCTCAGGTACATCAGGATTCTGAAATACCTGCATGGGTAATGAAGCAAACTAGATTAACTTATGAATCAATGATGCAAAGTCGTGCTGTTCCCTGGGAAGCAGATGCTAACTGGGCAGAAGAGCAATCAAATCAGACTGCAGAAAAGTTAGAAATGTGTGCGAATGGTCCTCTGTGGGAACAAATTCGTCCTACCCCAATGACGATGGATTGGTTAATTGGATGTGGATGGATGAAACCACAAGAAGGTAAGTATCCTTATTATCCAAATAAGAAAGTTGAGTATTGCACTGAGGGTAAGTATTGATGGATTTTCCGTGGGGAGTTGTTACAATATTGGGATGCGGTCTTATCTTTACTGCATATGTAATTTACTACATACTACGATTAGCACACGAGGAAATGAAAGATGAAAAATCTAGCAATCATTCTGTCAGCAACGAGTCTGGCAATTAGTGGAGCACTTTGTTACGGTGCTTATGTGACTTATAAGAAAGCGGAAGCAATCCTCAACAATCCAGAAGAGTTTGTTGGTAAAGTCGTAGAGAATCAAGTTAATAAAGCATTTGAGAAACTACCTATTCCTAAACTAAATACTGAGAAGTTCAAGTTGCCATTCTAATAAATACCTAAAAAGTATTCATAAAAATGGACGCACAAGATTTTCGTAGTCTTCAAGAAGCATATATGGAAGTTGTTGAAAATCAACAGCAACTTGATGAAGCAAAAGTTGATGATACTATGGATGATTGGAAGAAAATGAATGTTCGTGACAAAAGACATATTGATAGATTAAGTCCAAAAAACAGAAGACGATTGGATATGATTGTTAGATCCGGTGATACGAGTGTAAATCAAAATAGGCAGCAAGCACATAAACAAAGGAGAGGTAAAGGAAAACCCACTGCAAGAAGTATTGGAGGTTCGGGTTTTCACGGGAAATATTATCAATCTCAACAAGAAAAAAAAGCATCTAAGATAAGTCCAGAAGAAATTAAAAAAAGAAAAAGAGAGGATATGAGAAGAAGAATGTCAAATGCTGCTGAGAGGCAGGGACTTTCTGACCAATATGACCTCTACGACATCATCCTCTCACACTTACTTGATGAAGGATATGCTGAAACACCAGAAGCAGCAGAAGCAATTATGGTGAATATGAGTGAAGAGTGGAGAGATTCTATTCTTGGATGATAAATATTAGTGCTTGTTTGTGGTTATTCAAGCAAAGGATTGGGAGCAGAAATGCTCCTTTTCTTGTATAAATAACTATAACCACAAACAAAGCAGATGGAATATTATACTTACGCATACTTGCGGGAAGACGGAACACCTTATTACATCGGTAAAGGTAAAGGGTTTAGATTGTATGTTAAAAAAAGAATTGTACCTTTACCAAGTAAAGATAGAATAATATATCTAAAAAGAAATCTAACAGAACAAGAGGCAATCAAACACGAAATTTATATGATTGCTGTTTATGGTAGAAAAGATAATGGGACTGGGATTTTGAGAAACCTTACTGATGGTGGTGAGGGAACTTCTGGTAAGATTATTAGTGAAGAACAAAAGAAATCTCATAGTTTGAGGATGAGTGGTATAAATCACCCTTTTTATGGTAAGACTGCTTCAAAATCTCATAGAGAAAACATAAGTAATGCTTTATCTGGTAAGAAAAAAACAAAGGAACATATAGAAAAACTACCACAAAATAAGAAAGGAGCAGTTCGTTCCCAAGAATTCAAGGACAAAAGAAAAAATTATATGACTGGGAGAAAGTGGTGGAATGATGGTGAAGTTGAAAGACTTTTTGGTCGTAATGAAGTTCCTGAATGTGGATGGGTTCAGGGAAGAATATATAGTAAGAGTAAATCAAATTAAATAAATGGCAGATAAAGACCCATACATTTATAGGATTAAATCAGTTTTAAAAGTTGTAGATGGTGATACAATAGATGCGTCAATAGATTTAGGGTTTGATATAAGTTTAGAAAAAAGAATTCGTCTTGCTGGTGTCGATACCCCAGAGAGCAGAACAACTGATGCAAAAGAAAAAGCACTTGGTCTTGAAGTTAAAGAATGGCTCAAGAAAAAGTTAGATGGACAAACTGATATTATTGTTAAAACAGAACTCCCAGATTCTACCGAAAAGTACGGAAGAATTCTGGGACATTTGTTTATTGGAGATGCTGAAGTATCCGCAGTCAATAAAAAGAAATCAGTTAATCAAATGATGATTGATGAAGGATATGCTTGGGAATATGATGGTGGAACTAAAAAGAAAGATTTTTCTCTATTGGAATCAAAAAGACAAGCGAGCAGATAATTTTTTAGCAATCTTTTTAGGAGGGGCATAGAGAGGTTTGAATCTTTCTTGTCCTTCTTTTGTGAACTTATCTTTTATTGGTTCATCAATGATTACTTTATTTTCAATTTCGTAAAGTGTGTTTTGCTCTATTTGGTCTCTAATGTACTGTTCAACATTATCAACTTGAGCAACTAATCTTGTTCCTTCTGCTGAGTATTCAAAAATATCAATATGACCTGCTTCTGCCATCACATAATGGAGAACAGGTTTAACTTGTTTGATTTTAATTTTAAACTTATTCTTTGTTGCTTCTTTGATAAATGG